TCAAGGGTTCGTCACAAGGTAAAGGTTAAAGATCAGGAAATGGTCGTTGTGTACAACACCCTTCTTCACACAGTCGTCACAGTGATCCCAAAGAAATGAAAAACTTCCGCCTTCTGAACGCGATGTACATCATTCTGTTTTTTGCCACCACGGCACTCATGGCATCTTCCTTACACAGATGGGATTTCATTTCTTTTTTCTTGAATTGGATGACAGCCTCTTATGTCTTTATGGTGTGGGCTAAATTTAACTACGTAGTAAAGATATGAAACGCGTCACGTTGAAGAAATCAGGATATGTTTTTGTAGATCGTTGGCTTGAAACAGTCATGACGACAAGAATACCGGATGAGACACAAGTTGCGTTCGTGGAAATTGGGAAAGACAGACTCACATCAATACCGGAATATGTAGCTTATGTGCCGAAGTTTAGTTTCGAGTGGGAATGTCACACAGCAACAAGGGAATGGAGATTACACGGATGATTGTCATTACTTACGAGCAGGCTAAACAACAAGGTGTTGGGCCACGATCACTTGATGCGATCTCTGAATGGCACAAGAACCAAGCGGGCATTGCAAAAGGTCCTGACAAGGAACGCCATTTCAAGATCGCCGCTGATCTTCGGAGGGTAGCGAATCAGCTTCGCGTAAATAAATGAAGCGAAAGAACACACCAAATAACTAAAAGGAGAAAAGCATGAAAACCGAAAGCCAGAAATATGCAGATGCGCTGGAAGCAAACCTCAAGACATTGAGGGAGTCACATATCCAGATGCTGCAAACACATCATGAATTGAGCGACAGAATGGCGAAAGCCCACGCCGATCTCATTGCAGCGCAAATGGCGCTTGAGGCTATCGAGGATGAAAGAAACCGCCTGATTTTGAGTATCGATGATAAGATGCTAACAATTGTCAAAATCGAAAAGGCAGTGCAGGAGTTGAGAGGATGAAAGAATTTGACATAGCCCACAAGATGTTGAAGATTTTGGATGAAGAATTTGAGGATGGCATATCGCCGTCCAATGTTTCTCATGTCATTGCACATATCATCTTCCATTTTCTCATCGAGGCACCCAACAAGGATTTTATCAGACCGGCACTTGCCCAACTGATAGACGATGTTGATGTCGCCCAAGTGGAAGAAATATGGGACGAGAAACATAAGAAAAGCGAGGACAGCTTTGGCGAACCAAGAATTATCCATTGATATAACCAAGCACGCTATGGAACGCCTACGAGAACGATTGGGCGTTCCAGAAATAGCTTGTGAACGAATGGCTTTGAGTGCCTATGTCAGAGGCGCAAGACCTCCTGCATTCAAAGGCTCAATGCGAAGATACCTTGGCCAACGCCTGAATAAACTAAAGCATTACAATGCCGCCAATGATCTGGCGGTTTACGCCGGTTTCCTGTATTTCTTTAAGGATCGCAAACTCATCACGGTTTACAGTATTCCAAAGGGACTACGGGAATGAAGCGCTACGTTACATGCAGATGGTCAGATCAGCTTGAAGGTGAGACTGTCGATATTGGAATGACGCACACGGTCTTCGAGAAAGAACCGAAGAGAGAATTCACAGGTCTGTATAATTCTGACGGCACAAAGATTTATAGTGTCGATGAAATGGATCAAATCGGGTTCATTAGAAAGATCGGTTGACCTGTAAAGCAAGTCTCTGTTATCTTTAAGGTCACGAAACTCCTGCGACCAGCCGCCTTCGGGCGGCTTTTTTTATGCTCGATCTTAAAGACGCACTCGGTAAAATCGGTCAGCTTGACCCCAAAAGCCAGAAAGAAATCCTCGATCTGTTAAACGAGCTTGAAGAAGTTCGTTCAGTAACCGGTGCCAGAGAAAACTTTCTGCCGTTCGTAAAATACTTGTGGCCAACATTTGTTGAAGGCACCCACCACAAGATAATCTCAGAGTTGTTTGATGATGTTATTTCTGGTCGAAAGAAACGCATCATTATCAACATGCCTCCACGGCACACCAAGTCGGAATTTGCCTCGGTATTTCTTCCGGCTTACTTCCTTGGGCGTTATCCAGAAAAAAAGATCATTCAAACATCTCACACTGCTGAACTGGCGGTGAACTTCGGTCGTCGTGTCCGTAACATTATTAACGGCGGCATATTCCAAGACGTGTTTCCGAATGTCTCTCTCTCCTCAGACAGCAAGGCTGCTGGTCGTTGGGCCACCAATAAGGGTGGAGAATACTACGCTATCGGCGTCGGCGGCACGGTAACTGGTAAGGGTGCCGATCTGTTTGTGATCGATGATCCTCACTCCGAGCAGGAAGCCATCATCGCTGAATCAAATCCTGAAATCTACAATGGCGTCATGGAGTGGTATGAATCCGGCCCTCGCCAGCGTCTCCAACCGGGCGGTTCGATCATTCTGGTTATGTGCATGACTGGGGATACAGATGTTCTCATGGGAGATGGGTCGCATAGAGAGCTAAGGGATATTCGTCCCGGCGATATTGTTGCCACATATGATGACGGAAATATCACAACTGCTTGTGTCAATAACTGGAAGTCAAGTGGTGTTGATAGTGTATTTACAATAACAACACGATCTGGCAGAACCATACGCGCAAATGAAAGGCATCCATTCCTTGTAGAAAAATATGGAAAGCGTGAATGGCTGAGACTTCGGGAACTCCATCCGGGTATGTCACTTGTAGCTGTGACGGATGCTCCAGACCGGCAAGATCGCAACAACGTCCCGGACTTTGCCATCCATGCCAAGCCAAGGTTGCGTATCATCGCAAGAACCCTGATGCGCCATATAAGCCGCTTGGCTATCATGGTAACTGGAAAGGCAAATCCTGCGATTGTGGGAAGCCAATTCACTGCAAAGGGCTTTGCGTCTCCTGTTACAACAGGCAGTACAAAAGACCGGAAGAAACACCGGAACAGAGACGTAATAGACGTATCAAAAGCCGATACGGCATCACCATTGAACAATACAATTCAATGGTTGAAGAACGCGACAATCGTTGCGATGTCTGCGGCGAGCGACCGACCTCAACCAATACACGCGCCCATTGGGATGGGAAGCTGTGCATCGACCATTGCCACGATACCGGAATTGTTCGGGGGCTTCTCTGCAACAACTGCAACCTTGCTGTTGGGTATGGAAAGACAGCAGAGGTTCTTGAAAGGGCGGCTGAATACGTTCGGCGTAACACTCGATGAGATAGTCTCCATAACCTATAGCGGCGAAGAAGAAGTTTTCGATGTTGAGATAGATCGCACCGAGAACTTTATAGCAAACGGGGTTGTCAGCCATAATACAAGGTGGAGTCAGCGCGATCTCACTGCCCGTCTTTTGAAAAAGCAGGACGAGGAACCCGGCACAGACAAGTGGGAAGTGGTGACACTCCCGGCCATTCTTCCTGCCGATCCAGAGAAGAACAAGCCAGATCGGCCAATTTGGCCGGAGTTCTGGTCGCTTGATGAGCTTCTTACTACCAAGGCATCGATCCCCGTATCGAAATGGAATGCTCAGTATCAGCAAGAGCCAACGTCCGAAGAAGGCGCTCTCATCAAGAGAGAATACTGGCAGGATTGGGACAAGGCCAAACCGCCAGAATGCGAATCAATCATCCAATCTTGGGACACCGCCATGTCCAAAGATACCCGCGCCAACTATTCGGCGGTCACAACATGGGGTGTGTTCAAGGATGACGAAGGCAAGAACAACATCATCCTTCTGGACGCAGTGAGAGGCAAATGGGAGTTCCCCATTCTCAAGAAGAAGGCAAAGGAGTTCTACGATCTCCATAAGCCTGACATCTGCCTTATTGAAGCGAGAGCCGCAGGCCAGCCGCTTATCTACGAGATGCGCCGCATGGGATTGCCCGTTCAGGATGTGAAAGCCGGTCGCGGTACAGGCGAGATGCGCAATGACAAGATCAGCCGCGTCAACTCTATCACCGACATATTCCATTCAGGATTTGTGTGGGCACAGAAGGAAAGACTGTGGGCACAAGAAGTCATTGAGGAATGCGCTGCTTTCCCGGCAGGCGAATACGACGACTATGTGGATACCGTCACTATGGCTCTACAGCGCTTCCGCCAAGGCGGATGGGTGGGGACAAAGTTAGACGAAGAAGATGACAAAGAAGAACCAAGCAGGAAGTTGGAGTATTACTGATGGACATTGTTAAGGCCATCCAGCCTTCCGAACCATTTGATGAAGATATGGAAGGGCAGTACGAAGTAGAGCTTCCTGTTGAGGGCGCTCAGGAAGAACAGCTAGAACAGCAACCGTCTCCGCATTCCGAAAACCTTGCGATGGTTCTGGATGAATCTGATCTCAATTCAATCAGCAATGATTTGATGGAAGCCTATGCGGCTGATTTGACCACGCGCACCGATTGGTTGAACGCCTACACCAAGGGGCTTGATCTCCTTGGCTTCAAGATGGAAGACCGCACCAAGCCGTTCAAAGGTGCGTCTGGTGTTTTCCATCCTTTGTTGTCTGAAGCAGTGGTTCGTTTTCAGTCGAATGCGATTGTTGAGATATTCCCTGCCGCTGGTCCGGTCCTCACCAAAGTTGTTGGCGATGAGAGCGACGAAAAGATCAAGCAATCCAAGAGGATAAAAGAAGAACTTAATTATCAGTTGACGGAGAATATGTGTGAGTTCCGTCCTGAAATGGAGAAACTTCTGTTTCGTCTTCCGCTGGCAGGGTCTGTCTTCAAGAAAGTCTACTTTGATCCGATGAGCGGCAAGCCATGCTCAATGATGGTGCCTGCTGAAGATTTCGTGATCGACTATAATAGTTCGGACATCAATTCTTCCGAGCGCTACACGCACGTTATGAAGCGGTCCAAGAATAAGCTTCTGAAGATGATGCGCTCTGGCTTTTATAAGCAGAACGATTTGTCTGATCCGCCTGTTGAGCAGAAGGAAAGCAAGGAAAA